CTGGCGGACAGTTCCAGGGCCCCAATCTAGAGGGCGATCAAGACTCAATTCGAATCGACGGCACCACTCCACAGAGCATAACAGTGGTGAGCACTGGTGGTAATTGGTTTGTTCTTAATGATAACAGATCTCATGGATAACCACTTTAGGAGAATAAAATGGCAATAAATGGCGCATATATATGCGATATTAAATCAGAACAAACCGTCGACGGCGCGCGTTGTTCTAACTGCAATCGGAAACCACAACGCCACCACCGGACCTACAAACAACATTAATTCGTTACGAGTGTGGAGATTGTCTGATAACTAAACGACTCGTCGCGTCTCAATGATCAATAAAACAACTTCTCCCTGCATTGAAATTAGAACTATTAGTCATTTCCTCATCCTACATACTATTTATTTTTGATAACATATCAGAATTTGGAGTAATTCTATGTCTTCACTGTTAGAAGAAGCTATTGTTGACGCGAAAGCGCTTAAAGAGGCGGCATTAAAAAATGCCGAGGATGCTGTATTGGAAAAGTATTCGCGCGAAGTCAAGTCGGCTCTCAATACTTTGTTAGAACAGGAAGAGGGCGCTATGGAGATGGGCATGGGCGATGCAGAAATGGATATCGCCGACCCACTCGCGACCGGGGAGGAGGCCGCCACCCCGGGCGACGCATCTTTTCTTGAGGAAACCCCCTACGCCTTTCAGAACGAAGAGTTGGATGCTCCTGCCCCTGATGAAATTGTAGAAATTGATTTCGATCAACTCAAGGCCCGCCTCGAAGAAGAAGAGGCCGAAGGCATCGAAGCCGGCGCCGAAGATATCATGGGAAGCGAAGATACAGCCCTGGAGCTTCAGGAAGACGGCTATATTACTGACACTGAGTTGAAGGACGATTCGGCCGAAGACAAAGAATCCCTCGCAACTACCAATACTGGGTCCGATGACGAAAATCCAGAAGCCGTTGACGAGGACGTTGAGCTCTCAGAGGAAATGATTGATGCTCTTGTGAATGAATTACTTAATGTTGACATGAGCCCCCAAGTTCAGGGGTGGTCCTCAGTGAACTCTGCTTACAACAGTGTAGAGCAGGCCAATAATGACGAAATCGCCGCAGCCGCAGCGGCTCATCTCGAAGAAGATGAAGAATTAGAAGAGGACGCGAAGACGGTGAGTACACCTTCGGACGTCGATCTTTATGAGGCAAGAACCAAAGAACTTTCTGTTTCTGTTAGAGAGCTACACGCTCTGTTACAAGAGGCCAAGATTCAACTTAGAAAGATGAATCTGGCAAATGCCAAGCTTGTTTACCAAAACAAGGCATTAGGCAGCTCCTCCTTGAATGAGCGACAAAAAAACCAAATTGTCGAAGCTGTTAGTCGTGCCACATCTGTTGAGGAAGCAAAGATATTGTTTGATACCATTCAAACCGCCGTGGGTGTCCCAGGTCGGAAAAACCACCTGAGACCAGAAACACTGCGGGAGGCCGTTTCTAAACATACCTCTTTGTTACTTAGCGCCAAGAGTGAAAGCAAGGTAACTAATGATCCTAGAATGGATCGAATGCTGCGTTTAGCAGGATTAGTAGACTAAATTATACTATAGGAGGTTAAAAAAATGTCTATCGTACAAAAACTAACCGAAGGTATTGTTAATCGTGATCTCGCGAAGGAAGGTGCTGCACTTATTAATAAGTGGGAAAGCACCGGTCTTCTTGAGGGTCTCGGCGACGATGTCGTTCGGAACGGTATGGCTCGACTGCTTGAGAATCAAGCGAAAGAGTTACTCCGTGAGGCCAGCTCCATGCAAGCTGGCGATGTTGAGGGCTTCGCAGCCGTCGCATTCCCCCTCGTTCGCCGCGTTTTCGGTGGCTTGATTGCCAACGATCTCGTGAGCGTACAACCGATGAGTTTGCCCTCGGGCCTCATCTTCTTCCTGGACTTTGTGTATTCGCCTGATATTGGCGAGCGCTCGTCCACGAATGGTCGTCTTGGTGCCGCACCGAACGCTTCCATCTATGGTGGCGGAATCGTGGGTGCCCAGATCACTGGTGGTATCAACCTAGCTTCCGGATCTAATCCAGAAGTTGGTCCGTATGCCCTTAACAACGGTTATGCGTCTCCGACTGGTTCGGCAACTTTGGCGGGTAGTAACTGGACGATCGTTGCTTCTGGTACTGCGGGTGATTACTACGCTACAGGTGGTTTTGCACCTAGTTCGCACCTGACGCTTGGTTCGCTTTGCGACTTTGATGTGGATCTCTCGGGATCCCCCGTCGTCGTCGCCGAAGTGGCCCTGTCCGCGTTCAACTTTGAGGGCGAAGAGCTTAACAAGGATGACTTTGTGGCAATTCAGGTTTCCGGTTCTGGTGGATCTGGTGGCGTTGGTGGTTTCAACTTCCTCGCTGGTTCAGGTTCCGCGAACAATGGTTCCGCTGGTGGTCACATTCGTCTCGTTCGACGTCTCACTCAGTACAGCTCTGCGTCAAACGGTGGTCCAATTAGCGACCGCTCTGCGACCAATCTGCTCCTGGTCTTCGAGGGAACTTCTAACCTTACACAGGCGATGATTGCTAATTCGCTGTCTGGTTCAGAAGCTGCTGCGAACACCTGGTCATGGCCTGAGACTGACGACTTCGACAATGGCGGAGCCCTTGGTTCTGTTATTGGTGGAGCGGAATGGGGACTTGAGAATAGTCCGAACATTCCGGAGATCGACATCAAGGTCGACAGTGTAGCCGTCACCGCGGTTACCAAGAAGCTCAAGGCTAAGTGGACCCCGGAGTTAGGACAAGATCTTAACGCCTACCACAACCTTGACGCTGAGGTCGAGCTTACTCAGATTCTGTCTGAGCAGATCGCTCTTGAAATCGACCGCGAGATCCTTGAGGACCTCGTTCGTGGCTCAACCGCTGGCATCCGCCACTGGTCACGTGCTGCCGGTCGTTTCGTCAACCGCGAAACTGGTGTGGAACAGGGTGCCTCTACGACACCTGACTTCACTGGTAACGTTAGTGAGTGGTATGAGACCCTCGTTGAGACAATCAACGATGTTTCTGCCCAGATCCACCGCAAGACTCTGCGCGGTGCTGCCAACTTCGTCGTCTGCGGACCTGAAGTTGCCAACATCCTTGAGTTCACGGCCGGCTTCCGAGCTAACGTGACTGCGGATAGTGATCGTGGTGATATCGGAACCGTGAAGGTTGGTTCACTTTCGAAGAAGTTCGACATTTTCGTCGATCCATACTTCCCGCGTACTCTGGTCCTCGTTGGCCGGCGCGGAGGTAGCTTCCTTGAGAGTGGCTATGTTTACGCTCCGTACGTGCCACTGCAGACTACACCCACAATCTTCGGTGTTGAAGATTTCGTGCCCCGCAAGGGAGTCATGACTCGATACGCCAAGAAGATGGTGCGTCCAGATATGTACGGCCTTGTGGTTGTGCAAGATCTAGTCTAGAGCTGACTTCGGTCAACTTTTCTGAAAGCCTCGGCTCGAAAGAGCCGGGGCTTTCTATTTAGTAGTGAATAAAAGAGGTATCTTCAGTGGCGATCCCAAATTTAAATCCAAAGTCGACCAGTAATTCAAATATTTTACCTGTCACTGGCGCAATTGCGAATGTTTCGAGCTCGCTTCCGTTTGGAATATATGTTGAATCTACCAACTTCCTGTCAGGAGCAGTGGATCAGGTTGCTTTTACTTACAAAAAGCTTGGTGGCGACGTTCTTGATATTGAGTTGACCGAGGGAAATGTCTACGCGGCCTATGAAGAGGCAGTCTTGGAGTATTCTTATCTCGTCAATTTACACCAAAGCAAAAATTCTTTATCGAGTCTTTTGGGCGCCCAGACGGCCTCTTTTAATCATGATGGCCAAATTGTTAGCGGCAACGCACTTTCTGGGTCCGATATTGAATTAGCTTATCCGCGCTTTGACTATGGGTATGTGCGTCGCATCTCGGAGGGTCTTGCTACCGAAGCGGGAATGGGGGGTCTTGTTCCTATTTACTCCGCTTCCGTCAGTTCTATCCCGAATCGTCAAGACTACGATCTACAAACATTAATATCCGCTTCAGCATCCTCCGACACCTCCGTTCCCTATTATGGAAAGGTCGGCGACCGACGAGTAATTATTCGAAAGGTCTTTTTTAAGACTCCGCGTGCCATGTGGAGATTTTATGGGTATTACGGAGGCTTCTCAGTTGTAGGCAACCTGCGTACTTATGGACAGTATGCTGATGACTCTACTTTCGATATTGTCCCGGTCTGGCAGAACAAGCTTCAAGCCATGGCATATGAGGACGCCCTCTGGACCCGGATATCTCACTATTCATATGAGATTAAGGACAACATGCTTCGTCTTTTCCCAACGCCCGACTCCACGAGCCCGAAGAGCTTCTGGGTCCACTTCACTATTGATAATGAGTATAATCCTTGGGAAGAAACTGGCCGCGGCAACGAAGGAACAAAGGGAATAAACAACCTTAATACGCTTCCTTTCAATAATATTCCATATGCTAACATTAACTCTATAGGTAAACAGTGGATTCGTCGTTTTGCCCTTGCATTAACTAAGGAGATGCTAGGACAGATACGAGGAAAGTTTGCTCAGGTTCCCATCCCGGGAGAGTCCGTCACACTAAACGCTGCCGAACTTTTGGGGCAGTCTGCAACCGAACAGGCTGCGCTGCGTGATGAACTCAAGGCAATTTTGGACGAGACCACCTATAATAGACTTGCAGTCTCTGATTCCGAGCAGCAAGATGCCGTCGAAAAAGTTCTGTCGAATGTTCCCACTGGCATATACGTAGGGTAACTAGGAGACCCGCGCATGGCACGCAGCAAAAGAACTCAAAAACAGATTGAGGAAAAGACTCGCGCAAAGCGGTATGCTCAAGTAGAGGACAAGGATGTAGAGGACAAGCTAGGAGAGGTAAAGCTCCAGCCCTCGGGCCTTGAGACTATTGATCGTGCCATGTATGGTTTTGTCAATGTAAGTCTGGACCTACAGATAAGCAGCAATGAAGGGTTCCAGAAGGTTCCTGTTGTGTGGACCACCACTGAACGCGCCTATCAAGTTAAGGAAGATAAAAATTTACGAGACAAAGAGGGAACTTTGATTTTGCCATTAATCACGGTTGCCCGAACTGGAGTTAACAAAGAGCCGGATCGTCGAGGAGTACCCTACGCGAATGTTTATCCTGAGCCTGATGCTAAAGGCGGCACGATTACTATTGCGCGCCGCATTAATCAAAAGAAAACGGCTGAATACCAAAACGCGATGTCCAAGAAGCAATATGGCATCAACTCCCAGGTCCGTTCTAGGCGGTATAATGGGAGTGATCACCTACAGAAGCCCGCCAAGGTTGTGTACGATACCATCACAATTCCGTTACCAGTATGGGTAACGGTTACTTATGAAATAGCTCTCCGGACTGAATACCAACAACAAATGAATGAGCTGATACGCCCATTCTTTACGATTGCGGGCAATTCGCGCATGCCCAAGCGCATTAAATCAATGGGTCACGAATATGAAGTATTTATTGATGGTTCTTTTGCTGACAACTCCAATCAAACTAACCTCGGAATGGAACAACGGAATTATGAAACCATTGTAACAGTAGAGGTATTAGGGTATTTGATTGGAGAGGGTGAAAATCAAGAACCTCCTCGCATGGTAACTCGTCAAAATGCTGTCGAATTTAAATTTAGCCGCGAGCGCACCGTGGTGGGTGACATTCCGCGTACCATAACTGACGGTAAGTATAGAGAATAGCTGCAAAGGAGCCTAGATTAACATTTTCTTCTGATTAGAAGAGAATACGTCTGTTAGAAATCTAGGATACTATTTAATAAGACGATCCCATATTAGGAGAGATACGCCCATGTCAGTTAAAAACTTCAGATTTGTTTCCCCGGGAGTCTTTGTCGATGAAATCGACAATTCTCAGATCCCGGCTTCGCCTGCAGGAATCGGCCCCGTTATTATCGGTCGCGCCGAGAAAGGCCCGGGCCTACGCCCCATCACTGTTAATTCTTTTGAAGAATTTGTAAATGTTTTCGGAGCCCCTTCCCCGGGCAACGGCGGTTCGGATGTTTTCCGCACAGGAGCGAGCACTACGGCGACCACTTACGGCGCATATGCGGCTCAAGCGTATCTGAAAAACAGCAGTCCTCTCAATTATGTTCGACTTCTTGGTGCTGAAGGCCAAGGAGCCCTTACAGGAGAGGGCAATGCTGGCTGGGGTGCTACAACTGCCTGGGGCCTCGTAGTTTTCGAGGCTCTCCCCTGGTCTGGTGATTTTTCTACATCTGGTTCGAATGCGACTGGTTCTTTTGAGGGCGCCCTCGCTGCGGTTTTCTATACCACCGGTTCAACGCAGGCGCTCCTGCAAATATCAGGCAATATTGTTGCCGCAACAGGATCGACAGCCACGACTGGAATTCAGTCCTCAGGATCGTCTGTGGTTGTGGCCGACACCGGCGTCCCCTATGAGTTTACCATGTTAATTAAGAACTACAATGGTACTTCTGGAACTGATCTAAAGAGTGTTTTCAACTTCTCTACTTCTGATTCCAAGTATATTCGTAAGGTTTTTAATACAAACCCACAGAAAACTAATAGCACTATTACCAGTGATACTGTAAATTACTGGCTAGGCGAGACCTTTGACCGTCACATGAAGGCTAACATTCCTTCGACGTCTACCACTTATGCGGCTATTGTGCCTCTGACGAATGCCACCAATGGTACCGCAGCAGGCCACAGAGACCCTCTACAGGGCGCCCAGACTCCTCTTATTATCGGGAGTGACACCGCACAGCGGGGCACAAGCTCCAACGGTTACTCGGTGGAAGGCATGCCGGGGCTCTTTACAGTTCATGCGCTCGAAGAGCCGGGATCCTGGACCAACAAAAATCTCAAGATTTCCATCGAAGATATTAAGCAGTCGACAAATGAGTCGTCCGCTTTTGGTACATTCAATTTGGTGATCCGCAAGCTCGATGATAGCGATAACGTAGTTCGTATCGTCGAACAGTTTGAAAATTGCGATCTTAACCCCGACTCCCTCAACTACGTCGCACGCCTCATCGGCGATCGACGACGCGAGTGGGTCGCTGATGAGCGACGCTATCGTGTAGAGGGCAACTATGACAATCGTTCAGATTTCATTCGGATTGCCATGGCCGATGATGTGGAGAACTATGCAATTGATGCTAGTATCCTTCCCTTCGGCTTCCGGGGGATGCTCAAGTATCTTGACGATAGTACCCTCACCGTTAATGAGACGAAGGGTAACTGGGTCAGCGCCTCCTCAACAATTGGTGGAGATTATCGCTATAGCGCATCAACGGCTGTCGGCGGCTTCGCCGGTGACGAGAACAGCAACACTTCTTGCTTCTCCATCAGTGGATCAGCCCTCACGGCTTCGGTGCTTCACCCGGCCCCGGAATTCCGCGTCAGCGCTTCGGCGGGCAATTTGCCCAACCCGACTGATGCCTACTTCGGTATCCAGACCACGCGAACAGCTGGGGGCACCGTTTTTGATCGATCAAATATTGACCTCTATATGGCCCGCGGAGGCCTCGTAGCCTCGATGTTCGGCGGCGCGTCCGCGAATATTTCAGAACTGTCAACCTACTTTACTTTGGATGACGTGACGGGCTCCGGCGACTTCGCATACTGGGTTTCTGGTTCACACGCAGCTGGTACTTCTCTAACATGCCAGAGCGGGGCTATCTCAGGTGTTCTTGATCGCGGGTTCGATCAATTCACTGTGCCCCTGTATGCGGGATTTGATGGATTAGACATCACAGAGATGGATCCATTCCGCGGCAGCCTGCTTAACGGCATTTCTAGCATTAGTGAGCAGAACAGTTATCAGTTTAACTCTATTAAGAGGGCGATTGATTCGGTTGCCGATCCCGAAGTGGTAGAGATGAACCTCGCCAGTATTCCGGGCCTGACCCATGAAGGGCTAACAACGCACCTTCTTCGGGTTTGTGAAGATCGAGCCGATGCTCTGGCAGTTATCGACCTTAAGGGGGGATTCCAGCCTCGCGAGGATAGCACAGCGATCTCTCGAAACAATACGGCCTCTTCCCTGAGGACTGTTATTGCTAATCTACGAGACAGAGGCCTAAACTCCTCCTATGGTTGCGCATTCTATCCTTGGGTTCGTGCACGCGACACCATCGCCGGCAACTTTGTCTGGCTACCACCCTCTGTGGCGGCCGTTGGTACCTTCTCTAGCTCGCAGCGCAAGACTCAGGTGTGGTTTGCTCCCGCCGGCTTCAACCGCGGCGGCTTGACGGAAGGTTCAGCAGGTATCCCCGTGGTGGACGTTTCGCACCAGTTGCGTCGAATCGATCGGGACGACCTATACAGCGCGAACATTAATCCAATCGCGAAGTTCCCCGCAGAGGGCATCGTAATCTTTGGACAGAAGACCCTACAGGTAACTCCCTCGGCTCTGGACCGCATCAACGTGCGGCGACTCATGATCTTTGTGAAGAAGCGCATCTCGCAGATTGCTGCGCGCCTCCTCTTCGATCCGAACGTGAGGGTGACTTGGAATCGTTTCCTTGGAAAGGTTAATCCTTTCCTTGCAGAAGTTAAGAGCCAGTTTGGACTTACGGATTATCGGGTGATATTGGACGAAACCACCACTACTCCCGACTTGGTAGATCGGAACATCATGTATGCTCAGATTTTCCTGAAGCCTACCCGAGCTATCGAATTTATTGCGATTGATTTCAACATTACGAGAACAGGAGCTTCGTTCGATGACTAGGCTAAAAAACGATAGGACTTTTCGCCTAGCAACACTAGTTAATACAGACTTTATAGGAGACTTATAAAATGGGCGCACCAAACTTTTGGGATACAGCAGCATCCGAACCAAAAAGACAACATAGATTTATGGTATATATGGGGAATGTTAACGGTTACGAACCCTACATTGCTAAGTCGGTCACGAAGCCGTCCTTTGAGTTGAGCGAGACTGAGCACAAGTATCTCGGCAACACTTATTACTTCCCCGGCGTTGTTACCTGGAACGAAATTACTCTGACGATCGTTAACACTCTGAGCCCCGACGCCCAGGCTTCACTTTTAGAGGCGCTTAGTTTGTCTGGGTACGTTTATCCGAATGCTTCGGAGAGCGACCTCGCGACTCCCAATAAAGAGGCGGCTACCGTAGACGGCCTGGGGACTGTGATGATAGAGGAACTCGACGGGAACGGCGAGAAGGTTGCCTCGTGGACGCTTAATAATGCGTTTATTAAATCGGCTACTTTTGGTGATTTAGATTATTCTGGTGATGAATTACTTAATGTTGAGATCGGAATAAGGTATGATTGGGCAACATACGAGGGCGACAGCACGTTTGGCTAGAGGGCCCTTAAACAGAAAGAAGGTGTTGAATGACACAAAGAGATAATTTGGAGAGAGCACTATCGGGACGCCCCGTCCCTGATCAGAGTGCGCCGGCTCCTACAACAACTGATAATGCCACAGCTTTTTCATTTGTAACCCCCACAGATTTTGTAGACCTCCCGAGTAAGGGACAATTTTATCCCGAGGGGCATGCCTTGTACGGCGTGGAATCTTTGGAAATCCGTCATATGACGGCCAAAGAAGAAGATATTTTAACTTCCGAAAGCCTACTACGAAAGGGCCTCGCCGTTGATCGAATGCTTCAAGCGGTGGTTGTAGATAAAAACATCAAAATTGGTGACCTTTTAATTGGGGATAAGAATGCTATTTTAATGGCAGCCCGTATTACTGGTTTCGGGGCAGACTACGAAACAAGGGTGATGTGCCCGGACTGCGAGGAAACGATCGACCACACCTTTGATTTAGACGAGATTGTCCATGAGGACACGACGGAAATCCCCTCCAACGTGACATTTTTAGAGAATGGAAACTTCTCAGTTAAGCTTGAATCCATCGATTTCGAAGTAGAACTTAAACTTCTATCGGGCGCCGACGAAGCTCGGTGGTCCGCACAAAAGGAAAAACGCAAAAAGCTTAAACTCCCTGATACCAACATTACCGATCAGCTTCGGCTTATTATAATGGGAGTAAAAGGTACCAGCGATAAGAGCCTAGTCGCGCAATTTATCGATATGCTCCCTGCCCGGGCCTCACGTGAAATTCGTACAGCGTACGAGAAAGTGATGCCCAATGTGGACCTCAGTCAGGATTTTGATTGTCCTGAGTGTGGCCACGAGGGGAGGATCAATGTGCCATTAACGGCCGCGTTTTTTTGGCCTGACACATGAGTATCAACGGTATGTTTATGAGGAGATTTTTTTCCTCAAGCATCACGGCGGATGGTCCTTCTTCGAGGCATACAATCTTCCCATTAAGCTCCGCAGCTGGTTTGTAAATCGGCTCGTTAAGGAGTTCGAATCACAAAACGAAGAGTTCGAAAAGACTAAATCCTCCCGTTCCTCCAAATCAGGTCGCACATATTAAGGTGCGGCTTTTTTTGTTTAAACTATTTAGTTAGAAGAGGTATATCCATGGAAGACTTAGCACCTATTGAAATTGACCTAACGGTCGACCCCGCGAAGATAGATGAATCGTGGCTCCGTACGTTCGGATTTCTTACGCAATCTCTCTTAAAACATATGTTTGGCGGACACACGGTCCCGGCTAAAATTCGTGGAACCTCCGGGCAGATCGCGTCTTTTACTGATGCTTTGGGAAAAGAGAAGCGCTATATGGATTCTTTCCTTAAGTTTGGTCTTAATAACCCCAACACTTTGGATGATCGGCGCAGGCTTATGCAGGCTGTCTCTTCCTTTGAGCGCGAAACGGGCCTACGCTGGCCCTATAGCAGCTAAGAGTAGGTCTAGATGGCGAACGGCAACAACGACGAAGGCGGCGGCGGCCCCCCCAAGAATCCTAAGGCTGGTAAAGATCGTCCAATTATTGCCCGCACGGAGGACGTTGGCCAACACCAACTAGATCCGGACCTTACTGACGAGGCGCTGGGTAAAATTAAAGAAGAAAACGCGCTATTCGCAGAGCGTCTTAAGCTTATGCAGCAGACGCAGATAGAACAAACACGTCTATTTAAATCCAGACTGACTGGGTCCCAAAGAGAAGAATATGAGCTAGCTCTAAAAGTCCTGGAGACCAACAAAAAAGAAATCAAAGATCTAGAAGATAAAGCGCTGAAACAAATGGAACTGCGTGACGCCATCGAGGACAAGAATAGTGCGGAATGGAAAGCGCATGACGACGAAATGAAGCGCTATGAGAAGAAGGCTCGAAAGCGTAAAGAAGATGCCGGCGACGAAGAAAAGCAGGCCCACCGCGTCATTGGCGCTCTAGATAACGTAGCCGACGCCAACAAAGACGTGGAAGATTCAGCCCGAGAGGCCACGAAGGGGCTTTTAGGTGTTGGCGACGGCGCCCAGAAGTTTATGGACGTTGTGTCCGACCCCAAAAAGCTTCAAGCTTTTGGAACGGGTGTATTGCAAGCGCTCAACCCCCTGAACCTTTTCATGGCGGCGCTCACAAAGGTCATTCAATCCACCATTATGGTCGCCGGCGAGATTGACGAAGCCCGCGCAAGCTTCATGAAGTCGACGGGTGCCACCCGATCCATGACAGTGGCCATAGAACAGCAGGCATATGCGATGCGCACCACCGGTGTCGATGCTAAGGAACTTTTCCAGGCCCATGAAGCACTAGTCCGCGGAATGGTGGACTTTACAAAAGCCTCCCCTGCACAGCAAGCCTCCCTTCGCGAAACGACTGCATACATGCAGGAGTTGGGTATCTCTTCTCAGATGACGGCGGATATTGCTAACGAGGCCACAAAGAGTTTGGGATATGGTTTTGATGAAGTGGAAGGGGTTATGCTTGAGGTGGCCGGTGTTGCCGCAGGCCTCAATTTGCCTTTTGATGCTGTGGCTAAAGACTTCGCTAGTGTTTCTAAAAAGCTTGCATTCTATGGCAAAGACGTAATGGGAGTGTTTAAGGATCTCTCGCGCCAAGCCAAGAGCACCGGACTTTCGGTGGATGGTCTTTTGGGAGTGGTCGAACAATTTGATACTTTTGAAGGTGCCGGCAAAGCAGTTGGTAAACTCAACGCCATTATGGGCGGCCCTTATCTTAATTCCATCGACATGTTAAATGCCTCAGAAGCAGATAGGATTGAAATACTGAAGTCATCTATGAAGCAGGCGGGAATGAACTTCAAAGATATGGGCAAGTATGAACAGAAAAACGTTGCTTCGTCCCTTGGTGTGGGGGTCGACGAGGCCAGGAAACTCTTTGGAGCGGAAACCGAACAGACGAAGCTTGAAGCCCTCAAGAAATCTCAAGTTAAGGACCGTGCCCGGGCCGCACAATCCATTCGCGAAGAGATGCTCCTGGCCATGAAGTCCATGGCCGTCAACATCACTGAGTATCTTCCCAACATCCTTGAGGCTATTCGGACTGTGACCGACTGGCTCGAATCGATAATGGGCTGGTTTAATGACCAGAGCACCGGCACGAAACTCGGCGTTGTCGCCGGCGGCGGCGCTGCAGCGTGGGGAGCCAGCGCACTCGCTAAGAAAGGGATCAGCAAACTCCTTCAGAGCCGCGGCGCACAGGCCATGACCGGTGGCCGCGCAGGCCAAATGCGAGGGTGGAGAGGTCAGACTATGAAAGGAAAGTGGCAGACTCTTAAGCGCATGGGCGGTAGGGGAGTTTCGGGCCCACAACTCCCCAGCGGTCAGATGACAGCCACGAAGGGAGATACAAAAATTCTCCAGAAGATGGCCAAAAAAGCGCAGCCCGGCCGGATAAGCAGAGGTCTGCAGGCCATCAAGGACTTTAAGTTCCCCAAGGTGAAGATGCCCAAGTGGATGACCAAAGTTCCCGACGTCCTGAAGGGAATCGGAGACATCCTCAGGGGCACATCCACAAAGCCCGGCATCAAGCGGCTCTTCATGGGTGCCATCGAGGCCATCGCTAACTTCTTCAAGGGCTTCGGACGGGCCGGCGGAGTCATCGCACGATTTCTCTATCCCCTTGAACTGGCCTATCACACAGTGCGCTCTTTTATTGATAACTTCCATATGTTTGGAGAGGCAGCCAACGATGCGGATGGAATTATTGAAAGAATCACCGGCACGATCTTCGCGTTCTGGATATCCATCGGCGACGGAGCCGCGCGGGCAACTGATTCTCTTGTAAACTTTGGTGTGTGGTTAGCCAACCTCCTCCTTCCGGAGAAGTGGCACCTCCCGGAACTCGATTTGGCCGGAAGGATCCGAGACAGCCTCGATAATATGGACTTTGGATTTATTGGGGAGACCTTCGAACACATGGGGACGGCTATTCTCGCAAGTCTTGGGAAAATGCTACCCGACAGGATCGCCGGCTGGCTTGGGATTGATTATGAGGCGGCCCGCAAAGAGGAAGAACTGTTCACCATGCAGGCAGCAGAAAATCGTCGGGCCAAGAGAGAAGGCCGCGAGGCCAAGACGCTGACGGCCGCCGATGTGGACGACTTTGTGTTCCAGTCCGGCGGCACCTCCGGCAAGAATGTTGTTACCCCCATCGACAAAGATGACGTTATTATGGGAGCCAAGCGCGGAGGCGCCATTGATGCCATGATAGAGCGCATGAACAACATGGGCCCCTTGCAGCACCTGGGTAAAGCCTTGTCGGAGGCTACATCTACCGCCGGCCGCACCACCACAAGCACGCAGCAAGCCAAGCAGCCTGTGGTTATAAATGTCCACATTGGGCAGAAGAAGATTGAAACAATTGTGTTGGATTCACTAGATAGTCCAGCAGGCGCGCGCAGATTGGGTGCATTCGCACAACACTAGAGGAAGGTAAACAATGGGATCAGGACCAAGCATAGGCGGCACACACATTAATGATAGAAACTTTAGTGTGAACATAATTCATCTGGCGACGAATGAAGAAGTTACTTTTATTGGATGGCTTACAGCATTTTCGGATAGTTTTAGCTCTACATGGAATGAAACCCCTGTATACGGTCGCATGGATTCATTAGCCACCTTTCAGTCAACGCAGAGAAAAATAAACCTTGGTATTGACGTCGTAGCCTCGGGCCGGAACGAGGCCCATCGCAATACAGAGAAAATGAACAAACTTATACAGTTTTTATATCCAGTGTATGAGCAGGGGGGCTCGCTGAAGTCTCCGGATCAGGCCATCATATCTGCTGCGCCTCTCCTTAAGGTGAGCTATACGAACATGATACAAAATAATCTAAACCAAGATGGCTTAGTATGCTATCTTGAGGGAGTGGATTATAATCCTGTAATTGAAGCGGGACAGTTCTTTTCGAACAGGTCGAATGAACAGTTTTTTCAAGAATCCGCGCTCAGCTTGTCATTTACAGTGTTGCACTCTCACTTAACAGGCTGGGTGAAAGGACAAGGAAAGAGTTTTTACTTTGGTGCAGACCCCAATCTCGATGGCCGCGCCCAGCATCTTGTAAACTTTCCCCATGGTGGCACCCTTAATCGCTCTAGCGCCGGCGCCTCACCCGCATCGTCAGGGTCCGTAGAGCCAGGCCTAGGAGACGGCACAAGCAACCCACCAGATCCGGTGGGCGTTGAGCCGCCGCCGTCTCCCACCGACGAGGGTAAGGAAGTCGAAGCGGATGTAGGAGCCTCCCAAGAAGAAAAGGTGATAGACACCGGCGGGAAGGTTATATCAACAACAGCGTAAGGAGAAAATGATAAAATGTCAAACCGATATGATGATCGAATAGTTTTTAAAAACCAAAATGAGATGTATGAATCCATTCTGGATTCTCGCGATGTTAAATTTATTAGACACTTTAACACTCCCCAGTCCACTTATCCCAATATTACACAAATGGCACAGCTTAAGAAAATTCAACATGTATGGAAAACCGGAGACCGCTACTATAAGCTAGCGGCCCAGTACTACCCAGCCCCCGAATACTGGTGGGTGATCGCGCAGTTTAACAAAAAGCCCACCGAATCCGATGTAAGTCCGGGAGATTTAATTTATATCCCCCTTCCTTTGGAGACGGTGCTTGGATTTTATCTACGATAAGGGTTTTTCTCGATCGCAGCTG